CCGAAGGCGGCCTCGATCAGTCCGGCCAGCACCGCCGCACGGGCCAGACCCGCCGCTCCGAAGGTCAGTACGGAGTCTGCCTGCGCCAAGCTGATCATGGTGGCACCCGCCACCGCTATCTCGCATTGCAGCTTCAACGCATCGAGGGCGGTGCTGATGATGCTTTGCAGGGCACTCTTCACCATGTCCTTGTTACCTGTGAGGGCTGAGCCTACCAGCGTGCCCAACTCGCCACTGAAACTCTGCGTGAGCTGCACCAACTGCTGGGAATGCTGCATCTGCTGTTGCAGCTCCTGCTGCTGATGGGCGGTGTTGATGGCCACGATCCGTTGCAGCTCGGCATTGAGGTTGTCGATGCGCTGCTGCTCAGCCTGCTCCCGCACCTTGCGGATCGCATCGGCGTTCTCTCGCTCCAGTTCAAGCTGCTTGTCGAGGATCTTGATCTTGTATTGCTGGATCTTCTCCAATACGGCCTTCTGCTGGTCGCTGTCCAGTTCGTAGATGGCCATCTTCTTCATCAATCCCTCCATCTCCAAGTCGGCCAGCTGCTGGTCGTAGGCTTGGCGGTCGATCTTCCGATCGAGGTAGTCCTGGTTGATCCGTGTGCGCTGCTCCGTCAGGTAAGCGTCCAGCTCGGCCAGCTGCCGTTTGTAGCGGTCGGCACGCTCCTTGTCGGTCTCGCCCGTCTCGGTGCGTACCGTCTGCTCGGTGCGGGTGGCCACCACTTCTGCCTCCGCATAGATGGATGGCTGCCCCTGCTCATCGGGCAGGAAGGGGCTCAATTCCTTCTTCACGGCCTTCACCTTCTCGGCTGTATCATAGACCTCCTCGATGTAGTCCTTCAGCTGGTTGCTCAGCTGCTTTGGCAGGCTTGCGCTGTCGCCTCCGAAGTATTCCTCCCGGATGTTGCGCATCACCGCCTTCCAGACGGTCTCTAACTCGTAGCCCGCCTGCTGCCCCCGATCCACCTGCCGCACGATGGCGTTCATCGCCTCGTTCATCACGGAGTCGGGCAGGGCGGAGAGCTCCCGACGCACGTCGTTCAACGCCTCGGCCTTGCGCTCCAATCCCTCCTGCTCGATGGCGTTGCTCTTCTCGTTCAGGGTCTTTAGGGCGATCTGTTCACGCATCGCTCGAACCGTCCCCTCGTAGGCTTGGCGGATCTCCTCCAAGGTGGCCTGCTCGCTCAGCAGGTTGGGCAGATACTCCCCATAGCGGCTGTTGAACTCCTGGATCAAGCGGGAGCGTCGCTCCGTGCCGTCGCCTGTGCGGGTGATGGCGGTGTAGAGTTTATCCAGCTCCCGTTGCTCCGTGAGGGTGGTCGAGAGGAAGGCGTTGGCTGCCTCCTTCGCCTCGTTGGTGCGGGTGGCTAACTTGTAGATGCCCGCTGCCAAGGCGGTCACGGCCACACCCGCCGCCACGATGGGGTTCACCGAGAGGGTGGCCAACAGGGAGCGCAGGGCGAGCATAGCGGTGCGCACATGGCCGGTCAGCAGCAGGTGGGCGTAGGCCAACAGCTTGGTGCTGGCGATGGCTGCCTTGGTGGCCACGGTCTGCCGCAGCTGTGCGGCGGTGGCCGCTGCCGTGCGTCCGGCCAGCAGCTCCTGCGCCACGCTGTGCGCCTTCACCGCCACGGTATAGGCCGCCAAGGTGGTGGCGAGCGTGGCGATCAGCCCGATGTTACGGCTCAGCCAGCTGACCGCCTCTGAGAGCAGCTCGATGCCGGTGCTGGTGGCCGGCTGCAGCTCCCTTGCCAACTGGATGGCCAGTTCGCCCACCCTGTTTTGCAGCTGCGCCAAGCGTGCGGCTGCCGTGTCGCTGTTGATGGCCGCCTGCTCGATGGCTACGCTCGTGCCGGTCACGGCGGCGGTCAGCTGCTGGGCTCGCTCCGCCTCGCTGATCAGCACGCTGGCCACGTTGTAGCCCTCCTCGCCGAAGCGGGTCTTGATCTCGGTTGCCGATAGCTGTTGCTTGGCGAGGTTCTCCAAGGCGGTGGAGAGCCCCACCACCTTCGGGTTGGTCTCGTCCGCTCCGGTCTGCAAGGTCAGGAAGAACTTCTTCAAGCCTGTGCCGGCCACCTCGTCCTTGATGCCCTTCTCCGCCAAGGTCTCTATGAGGCCCACCGTCTGCTCGATGGTGATATTGGCCGATGCCGCCGCCACACCGGCGTTGCGCAGGGCCTTCGTCTGGCTCTCCACAGCCGCCGCACCATATTTCGAGCCAGCGGCGAGTGCGTCCACGTAGCGGGCGGTCTCGTCGGCTCCCGCTCCATATTGGTTCAGGGCGAGGGTGACGGCCTCCACGGCCTCCTTCAGTTCCATCTTGCTGGCTGCAGCGAGGGTGAGTGCCTGTTCCGTCACGGCTGCCAACGCCTCTCGGTCTTGCAGCAGCTCTGGCTTGGCGGAGCCTACCAGCTGGAAGGCCTCTAAGATCTCCTGCGAGGATTGCCGGATGCGCACCCCGCTCTCGGTCATCTGCGTGGATAGGAGGCGTGCCTGCTCGGTCAGCCAGCCGATGCTACCCTCGTCCAGTCCGGTCAACGCTTGCAGGCTGGCTTGGCTCTCCTCCAACTGGCGCAGTTTCTCGTTGGCCTGCTCGATGCCGAGGCCGAAGCTGCCCAATGCGGCCACCGCCGTTCCGATCAGGCCGATATACTTGTTCAGGCCGTCCGCCACACGCCCCAGTGGAGTGGCTTGGCAGCCTACCTCGGTGCGCATCTCGTTTTGCGCCTTGGTAGCCTCGGCGGTGACCCGTTTCAATTGCTCCAGCTTGCGGTTGTATTCCTCCGTGCCTCGTGCGGTGCGTTGCACCTCCTCCTGCACCCGTCTCTTCACGGCCAGCAGTTCCTTGTAGGTCGCCCCGGAGAGGTTCTTCAGCACCCGCTCGGTCTCCTGGATGCTCTGGTTGTATTTGTAGAGCTGCGCCTCTGAGTTCTTGAGGGCGTTCTGCAACTTCTTGGCCTGCGCCTCGGCTTGCGGGTCGCTCTTGTCGAGCTCGGCGATCTGCTTGCGCAGGCTGATGATCTTATCCTCCAACCCCTTGACGCTCTTGCCCGCCTCGGTGCTGTCGATATAGATCTTGATGGATCGGTTGATGTCGTTTGCCATACGGTTCTGAATTTAGTCTTTGATGAATATGCGGCTTGCGTCCACAGCCATGTCGGCGGAGTAGGCGGCGCAGATCTCGGCCAATCGCTCGATGCGTCGCTCGATGACGGGATTGAACCAATCCCTTGCCTTCATGCGGCTCTGGTAGAGCTTGCCGATGCTCGATGGGTTGGTGGTGCGCATCTCGCCGGTGTAGATATAGCCTCGCTGGGTCGATTTGCGGTAACTCCAGCGGCTGCCCTTGTAGCCACCGAAACCCCGGTAGGCTCCCTTGTGGATGTAGATGCCCTGTCGGGCGAAGCTGAAGCCGATACGGTCTATCTCGCCATACTTGTTGCGATGGGTCGTGGGGCGCAGGCTCTCATAGAGCTCCCCCTTGCCGATGCCCATGCGTTGCAGGTTGGCTCGCAGCGATCCGATGGTGATGCGCTGCCACTCGGCGATGTCGGCGTTGAAAGCGTCCATGCGTGCCGTGTCTTGCGCCCGCTGATACTGGGCGATCTCGCTCACCGTGCCCATGCGTATGTCTCTCGCTCCGGCTCCGTCGAGCAGGCCGGATTTGATGGCCACCCGGCGCATCCGGTTGAAGGTGCTACGGTTGCAATAGAGGGCGGCTGAGATCCAGTCCGCCTCGCTCATGCTGTCCAACGGGGTGCTTCGTAGATCTATCGCCATAGCTGCTCGTTGGGTTGATAGGTGATCTCTCGGCGCACGTCGAAGCTGACCAGCAGGCCGTGATAGCAGTCGCCCATCGGGCCGATGCCGTGCGACTCGAAACTCTCCGGGATCAGGTCGCCCAGTCCGCTTGTGCCGGCCTCGTAGTGGCGCAGCAGCTCGCAGATGATCTCCTCGCCCAGATCCTTCCCGATCAGTTGCGCACGGAATAGGCTATCCGGGTCGCCCGCCTCGGTCTGCGAGAGGATCAGGAAGCAATAGCTGCTCACCTGCGATAGGGTGCTGGCTTGGTGATACTCATAGGTGCTGTCCTTACCGTCCACGGCGATGAGCAGCGTGCCGCTCAGCTGGCTGATCCGGCTGTGCATGTCCTCGGGGTCCTGCTCGGAGCTGGCCTTCAAATAATGGTCGATGCCGATCAGATGCTCGGCTATCATCTGTCCGAAATCAAAGTGATTGTAGGTTTCCATGTGTCTGTATGCGCTTGGTTTACGGACACAAAAAAAGCTCCCGTTCAGGAGCTTTAAAAGGACATGCTGTTTACACCACCATACTCGCCAGCGTGGCGAGGATCCAGAGGATGGAGATGAGCCGCACGAGGCAGCTGTTGTAGCCCTGCACGGCACTCTGCGGGCCGCTGCCCTTCGCGTAGTGGAAGAGCAGGGCCATGAAGAGGATGCTGACTATTTTCAAGATGAGTATCATGCCGCGAAGATAGTTATTTATCCGTACCCTCCTGCTGGATCACCATGCCGATGGCCCCATGCAGGTCTCTCAGCTGGTCGAAAGTGAGGTCTTGCAGGGCCTCGCCGTTCACGAAGACGTTGTAGCGCACCTCGGCCAATCCCTCTGTGTTGTATTGATGGCTTGCCTCCACCATCAGCGGCTCCTTCCATCCGTTCTTCTCGCTCATAGCGCACCTCCTTCCTGCATGAGGGTCATGTTATAGAGGCCGGCCAGGATGAAGAGGCTGATCACGATGGAGAGGAACGCCAGGGTCTGCTTCAGCTCCCGCTCGGTGCGGAGCGTGAGGCTCTCGGCCATCCATGCGGGGAGGGCGAGGGTGAGCAGGCGGTTGTAGAGCGTGAGGGCGGTTGCCCAGCTGATGAATGACATACCCGTCTCGTGGGCGGACGCTACGGCCTGGCCGTCCATGGTCAGGGTGTAGGAAATTCTCTGTTTGGACATAATGTAATTGTTTTTTTAGTTGTAGGCGGGGAAATAAAAAACGGCCTCGCCTGTCCCGTTGTCCTACACCAGAGAAGGCAGTCATGGCCATTAAGCCATGTCACGGGGGTACGAGGCCGCTTATGCGGTCTATATCTTTCTGTTCGTTGACCACCGGGCATAAAAAATGCCGAAGCAACGATGTTGTCGGCGGTCAATCCCGCCTTCTCTGTAATAGGACACCGCGAATATAGGGAGAAAAGTGGGATGGGCAAGGGGTGGAGGGGGATTTCTTGCGAAAAAGTGTATTTTCTCAGTCGGCCTGCTGATCAGTGGTAGCGACGGTAGTAGGTTTGGCTGCCTCCTGCTTGTTGTCCATGCGCCCTTGGTAATAGAAGAACATGCCCATCAACGAGAAGATGAACGAGGCGATCACGCTCCATAGCACGTTGTGCCACCAAGGCGGCAACGCCTCCCGGATGTGACGCTGATACTCTTTGGTCATCTTTTCCTCGATTCCGCTTATGCGTATATTTGCGGTCATAGTAACGATGGATGAAACGACACCTTCAGCCTTCTTGTGATAGTTGTCAAGCTGTGTGTCTGTAATGGCAGACATAAAGAATGATTCACATTCGTCATCGCTCGGCTCTCTCCCCTTGTCTTTTTTGAACTTGGTGATGAACTCGATCTTATGCTGCTTATAGATGCAATAGGCCACCATGCCGGCGATGTCATTGTCTGACTTCACCAGTTTGTCATAGACGTAATTGTATCTTCTGGTTATTTGCGGTGTCTCACTCATTCTCGTAAGCCTTTTTGAATGCCTTTCTCGAAGCCTCTCTCAATTCCTGCTTCGTGAATGAGATCTCGTAGTTGCCAAATATTGTGTTTACCGTAGAGGTTACACGGTCTCCATCGAAAGATATGCCTTCCATTCCTCGCTCCTGGAATAGGCGTATGCCTTCTCTGACTTCCTTTATAGTTATTCCTGTCATGATTAGTATGATTGATTTTAGTTGGTTTCTTTCGCAAAAGTAGCCAAATTCACTGACTGGCCAAGCGGTGCAGTCTCTTTTTTATACTGCGAGGGTAGAAAAATGGCGGGGCGATCCTTCACGGACAGCCCCACCGATACAATCTAATCATAATCTATTACCATGAAAAGCACTATCAACTATCAACTAAAGTATGAATGACTATCTGTTTTCAATCCGATCCACCGCCTTTCGGCGTGGGTGGCCTTGGCACGGTTCCCGGCCTTGGCAATTCGTTTCGCCCCTTCATGTCAGTAATAGAGGCTGGTCAGGTAGCGGTCGCTCTCTGCGGCGGCACGCCGGTTGATACCCTCGTCCAATTTCCCGATGGCTACGCTGGCCTCGGTCATGCGAGGCTCATAGAGCTTGGCCAGCTCGATGTAGCGGCTGTGCGCGTCGGTTTCGTCCATCTTTCCACAGCGCAGCCGGTCGAACAGCCACTGCGCCTTGCGGAAGCAGACACGCAGGTCGGTGGCCGTCTTGCGCAGGCTGCGCAGGTTCTCCTCGTCACGCAGGTAAAGCTGGCGGAACGCCTTCAAGCCGGAGGCGAGGTAGCCCACCGCTCCGGCGAAGGCGGCTGCCCACTCCGTGCCCATCGAGAGATAGACGGCGGCTGCCATCAGGATCATCAGCAGCAGGCGCACGCTCTTCTCCCGCTCGTTCTGCTCGTCGATCAGCAGCTCGCAGTAAAGGTAGGTGGTGCTGACCTGCTTCATGTATTCCCATATCTGGTTCAACGTCTCCTCTTTCATGCGCCCTCCTTTCTTTCCTTCTCCCGCCGCTCGATGGCCATCTCCAAGGTGTAGAGGGCATCGTAGAGCGGGGAGCGTCGCACCTGCTCCTTCTTGGTCACGTCGCCACCGGCCAGCTCGTCGATGATGCGCTGATGCGCCTCGAAGGGGCTGTCGGCCGTGGTGGACTCGCCACCGCTGAACAGGCGGGGAAACTTCTCGGCGATGAAGCGCATCGAGCCTACGTAATACCACAGCATCACCCGCTTCTTGGCGGAATTTACGTCGCTCAGCCAATCGGGATCGCCATCCTCGGTCGGCTCGAAGCGCAGGTCCTTCCAGAGCACGCAGAGGAAATCATTGATATGGCTGTCATAATCGGCCATCACCAACGGCAGGAGGGATTGCGTCTGCACGAACTGGCCATAGCTGATGTTGGTCAGCCCATCCTCCGGGCCCATCAGCATCATGCGTCGTGTCTCCAAGCGGAAGAAGGGGGTGCGGGTCAGCCGCACGTCCAAACGACCCTCCGCGTCGAACAGGAAGTCGATCATGCGGCCCATCTCCTCCAGCTCGGTGGCGGAGAGGAAGACCGTCTTGCTGCCCAAGCTCAATGCCCATACGTCGCTCACCTGCTCGTTCGCACGGCGCACCCTCGCCCCGATGCAGAAGAGCAACAGCTTCAGCCGTACCTCCGGCAAGGTCTGTTTCTCGGCCAGCAGACGGGCCAGCATCTTCAGCTGCTCATCGAGCAGCTCGTTCCATTCCGATGGAACCTCTATCGTCTTGTTGGCAATCGTCAGCTTTCTCATAGCACAAAAATATGAAGGTCCTTACTGTTCATGTTGGAGGTATGCCCCAGCGAGTCCGTTGTGCCGCTCATTTCGGCGGCGAGTCGGTCGATGTTCGCCTCGAGGAAGGTCAGCCGGTCTAAGCACCAATCCGTGCTCAGTCGGTTCATCGGTCGGAATCGGGGCGTGAACACCAACGGCACGGTCGGCTCCGGCTGCTCGTCCGTTTTCCCCAGCTGGGCAATCTCCAATTTCACGGTGATCCACTCCTTGATCAGCTTGACCATCCCCTCCAAGGAGAGGTCGAGTGTGTCCGCCTTGTAGCTCTCCAACAGCTGATCGTAGAGATCCGCTCCGATGCGTGCCCGCAGGCTCTCTTGCAGGCTCTCCACCATCGGCACCAAGCAGAAGAAGCTCTGCTGGGGATGATCCACGATCACGGAGGAATATCTCATCATCTCCCGCCCATCAGCTATCCAGAGGCTACGGGTGAGCCGCTGTATGTAGTCGCTATCCGCCCATTCGGCGAAGTCGGCCTCGGTCGCCTTCAGGTAGCTCAGCAGGATCTCGATACCCAGGAAGCCCCGGTCACGCAAGCCCCGCTCCGCCCGCTCGATCTTGTCGAGGTTGGCGGCGGCGAAGTCGCCGTTGCGCTTCACGAGGTGGCCGCTGTCGCCGATCACCACGCCCAGCTCCGGAGAGGCGAGGGCGAGCGAGAGAGGGCCCAGCGCACGGGCGATCAGCCTGCGCACCTCCTGCTCCCGCTCACTCCCTTCGCCCGCTGGAATAGAAGAGAGTCTATCGTGCAATCGTTCGCCCAGGTAGGGCAGAATGAACCGTTGGAAAGCGTCCTCCATGTAGGGGATCAGCTGCTTGAAGGGGAAGGAGGCCGAAGCCCTCGCCGTCTCCTGCAAGTCCGCTACGCTCTGGATGTAATTTTGTGCATTCATTTCTTTTTCTGTATGTTATATGATTTGTTTGAAGTTATGGTTTAAATCTCCTCGTTGCCGATGCTCTTCACGCTGCCCGTCCCCTTGTCGAGGGTGGTCAGCATCACGCTCTTCACGGCGAACTCCAGGTCTTCCGGCCAGCCGTTGACCGCCTTGGCGATGTAGAGCGGAAGCACCATCATGCAGCGGATCGGCTTGAACAGGGCTTGGGCGATGATGAACAGTTCCCTCGCCTCCGTGCCGTTGATGTTCTTCGATTTGCCGGGCGAAGCACCCTTCAGCGAGGGGTGTACCGCCATGGTGTTGCAGATCATGTTGGTGGCCTCCTCGGAGTCCTCGATGTACTCGCCCCCCTTGATGAACGACTCGATCGGCTTGATCTGGATGTCGCTCTCCTCGTATTTGTTCACCTGATCGTAGCGGAAGTGGCTCACGAACGACTTTCCGGCGTTCTCCTCGCCGGAGAGGAAATCGTTCAGGTTTTGCAGGAACTTCCGTTTCAACTCCTCCCGCTTCTGTTTGTCCTCCTTGGTCACGCCCTCTGAGGCGTAGAGCTTCTCCCAGAACCGCTCGTTGATCGAGACGTGGTATTTCAGCACCATCTGGTTTTTCAGCAATGCCTTCTTGAAGCGGGGGATGGCACAGCTGAACTCATACCAATCGAGGAAGATGCTCCACCAATAGGGGCGGTTGTAGTAGAAGCGACCGGGGCAGGGCAGGTTCAGGCTCAGCACATAGCCGCTCTGCTTCTCCGGCTTGCGCTCGCCGCTATCGGGGTCGATCTCCTTGCCCAAGCGCACCAGCAGGTCATAGAGCGGATTGGCGCGCTCCAGGAGCGGGGTGACGATCACGTCGTCCGGGCTGGGCATCTCGCTCCACTTCGCCGAATAGCCGTGATACTCGATGCGCCGGCTTTTCTCATCCTGCTTGCTGACCCGGCTGAAGCACATCTCCCTGTGCAGGGCGAGGGCGATGGATGGGTTCGCCTTGTCACGCCCCATCACCAGTCGCACGAAGGAGTCGCCAAACACCACGAGGTCGGCCGCCACCTCCTGCATCAGCCGGTCGTAGTTGGATCGCTCCAGGAAGCGGAACACCTCCGGCTGATCCTGTGGCAGCTGCTCCACCAGGCGGGTCTCTCCCCGCTCGTCACGCTCCCGCCGATAGACGGCCAACCCGTCGCCGAAGGCCATGTTGGCCTTGAAATCGATGTTGCTGCCCACGATGGTGTTCTGGTGGATCCGCTGCATCACCTTCAGTGGGGTATCGTCGTCCGGACCGAAGGGCACGAACTCCACCTCCCCCAGGGTGCAGGAGCCACTGGCCGGCTCGATGCGCTTGGCCGTGAACTTCCGATCCTCCAAGAAGCCGGTGTCGGACTCCCGAAAGGTGGTCACCGCCGTCCCGCTTCCGGGCAGGAAGGCGTTGTTATCGTTGATGATATAAATCTCGTTCTTAGACATATACTCGCATGTTGTTAAACTCTATGATTAAGCACCTCAGAAACTTCTTCGGGAAACGCTCGCCCCGCAGCCGGATGTTCACCGTGTCGCCGTTGGCGAACATGGAGCTGAAGTAGGCTGCCTCGTAGCGTTGAATAGAGCCAGCGGGTCCACGACCCGCCCGGCTCGCCTTCAAACGCACATACGAAAAAGAAAATGGCTTGTAGTTGCCTCGCTCGTCCTTCCGCTGCATCGCCTCCCAGAGGTCGCTCTGTTTAATGCGTTTTTCCATATTCCACGAAATAGGCCTCACATTTCACTAACTTCCCACGCTTGTTACGCTCATGGTTCCGGTAGCGTATCTGCTGCCCGTCAATGAACCTGCGGGTATTGTCCAGCGAGGCGGTGATCAGTTTGAAAAAAGCATTATCATAAACCTTCTCCTGCTCAGGTATGCGCACCTGATATTCGTTCACCAGCTTGAGTATGGCCGCACGTGCTCCGCGGTAATAAGCGGAGCAGTTCATCACATTGCGCAGGTTGAGCTTTCCTTGCATCTGCTCAGCTACCTCAATCTCCGGGCAATTCGTCTCGATTCTTCCCATATGTCAACTCTGGACATGCATTTTTTAACGCACGCTTCCGCTGTCCATATTCGTCGTTGATACGCCGCATAGCTGACTCCAGCTTGTTTCGCTCCATGCCGATGGCCTGTTGCTTCAATCGCAGTTCATTGATCGTGACCTCGTATTGTGCCCGCTGGTCAATCAATCGTGCAATCTCCTCTCTGATGGGGGCTAACTTATCCAGTCGCTCACCCTCCATCTCGCTCATTTGTCTCTGAAATTCCTGTTGCGTCATGATCGTAAGTATTTTTAGTTGGTTATATGTTGTTTCGTATTTTACGGAGGTAGATAACGACCGCCCCGATGACCGCTAAAAGGATCATCAATCCAGCTCCTCCGATGAGTCCGGTGGATTTTCCGATGGCCTCGCTCTTCTCTGCCGTATGCTCCTCGTGGTGCTCATCGCTTTGGCTTTCGCCCTCCGACAGCGAGAGGCCCGCTTCCAGATGGCTCTCAGATAGCGTTGCCTTCTCCGTTTCTCCCGCCTCGATAATCGCCTCGGCCTGCAGGGGGTGACGGCCTGCGGAGTCTGCGGGCAGGCTGGTGTCGTAGAGTCGCCACCGCACACGCAGGGATCCCATTCGCTCGGCCAGCAGGTAGGCATCGCTGCCCAGTAGTCCAGACCAGGCATCCCGATAGGCCTTTTCCCTGGATTGATGCGCAGCTGTCTGCCTATCCATAGCTCGATCCCGACGCAGAGCGCAAGCATCGAGCAGCAGAACAGCAATTGCGGCCATGATAACGATTCCTCCATATCTTCTCAATATCCGATGGGTAGTTCCAATAGGCAATAGCATAGTCACATCAGCTCGTAACCCGCCTCGATGTCGGCCATCGGGATGCGCTTGCCGTTCTCCACGTAGATCATCGCGTCCACCAGGGCGCAGATCGTTCCCTTCTCGGAGAGGTCTATGCCACAGCAGGCGGGCACGCCCATCTCGTCGCTCACCAAGCGCACATAGAGGTTGGTGTCGTTCTCCGTGCGAGGTGCCCAGCGTCCGATCAGCTCACGGATGGTGTGCAGGTTGTAGTTGCGCTGGTAGTTGACCAGCAGGCGCATCATGGCCCGCACGCCGTGCGCCATGTCCTGGAACTCCTCGAAGGCATCGTCTTTCTTCTCTTCCTTTGCCACCTCGCCCTTCCATTCGTTGGTCTCGGAGTTACGGATGTTGCCGGGGTTGTTATTGCGGATTCCCCTCGGTTTGTTTGCCGGTTTGTTTGTCTGTTTCTTTTCCATACGTATCTAATTGATTCGCTATATCTTTCCCTATCTTCGCCTCCACCTCGCCACGCAGCTGCTTCTTCAGCAGGCGTGGGAAGAGCATGTCCGGCCAGATGATCAGCACCGATCCCAGCATGCTCCAGATCTCGCAGACGCAGGCCAATACGCAGCCGGTCTTAGTGATGATAAAATTCTCCGCCACGAAGATGCGCTCAGTGACGAACACCACTACCATGAAGCCGAAATAGACGATCACCTTCACGGGGGTCTCCCGTAGCCGCTCGGAGAGGATGGAACGGCGCAGCCTCAGGAGGCTTATCACCCGGAACAGGAGGTCGCCCACGACCGCCACGCCCATCGCCACGAAGGCGTATTTCACCGGGGCGATAAAGCCCAGCACGAAGCCGACCAGGGTGATCAACCTCCCGTAGGAGTGGGCCAGCAGGTCGGCCAGCTTGCCTGCCCATCGTGTGAGTATCTCATTCATCTCATTCATCGCTTATTTCTGCTTTTGCGAGGCGAATTTGCCCCTATTTTAAGAGATGTGAAAGGACAAATCGCCCGTATGCCACTTCGCTTCTCATTCTTCGGCGGGGAAGGATTTGCGGCTCATCGGGGATAGCCTTTTCGGTGGCCGCTTTTCTTCTCATGCCGCTCGCCGAACCCCGCGGCGCCCTCCAATCATTCGGAGGGCGCAGAATTTTATTTTCACCTTATATGCTGTTGGCATTCTTGCCATTGAAACGGAAAAAATCAGCGCAGGAAGATGATGCCAGAATCGGTGGCCGACCCCAAGTCAGGCATGAAGAAGTTAGCCCCCACGAAGAGCGTATCCCACGCATCGGTGACGTGCGTCTTGTACTCGTCGGGTCGCTCCGGGCTGTCTGGTGTCGATTCGGGTGTCTTGTCCTTCTCGAAGCCATTCTTGCCGACCCGCACGCCTGCCTGCTCCATGGCCAACCGCAGGAACTCGTTGTTGTAGGTGTTGAAGAGCGGATAGAGCAGCTCATGGTCGCCCTTCAATGCCCGGTCTATCTGCTCATGCCGCCAGTCGTGTCGGCTGGTTGGTCCGATATAGACATCCGTCACCTCCCAATGGTGCTCGGTGAAGATGCGACGGATGGTGTCGATGTAGCTCTCGGCGTTGTTACCCGTAGTCCATACGAAGGTGCTATCATAGAAGATGATGATCTCCTTGCGCAGCTTGTATTGGTAGTAGGTGCACACCTCCCTCACCAACTCATCGAGCTTGGCGGGTGTCTTGACGAAGAAACTCTTCAGCGTGCGCAGCTGCCTGTTGCCTACCTGCCCCACGCAGGCGGAGCTTATGGCGGCGTTGGAGTCGAAGCCGATCAGCAGGGGTGCGTCCATATCGAGGTCGCCGTCGGCCAAGCAGCCCGCTGTGCGCAGCTTCTCCCAGTCAGCCCCCATGCTGCCCATGTATCGGGTATCGGCGGGGATGTAGAAGTGCTGCTCTCCCAAGGCGGAGTAGAAGCAGTTGGCCACCCGGAAGAGCCGCTCATTAAGGAATGCGGTACGCCAGATCAGCTCGGGTGAGTCCCGATACATCTGCCAGATGTAATCCTTGCCCACCACCTCCATGTTGTCAAAAATGTCGTATTCACCGTAGAAAACGGTGTATTCCCTATCCTTCCCCGGCATGGGATGGATGGGAGGCTGGTAGCGACGGGCCAGCATCAGGTCAGCCCGCAGGGAGCGGTACCGCTTGCGCACGTCGTCATTCTGCACCGGCAGCCGCTCGGTCAGCTTCATCTCCCGATAGAGGTTACGGATCAGGTTGATGTGCGGCTCGCTCATCTCCTCCCGCTTGTCGAGGATCCAGCGGCCCGCCTTGACGGTGGGCATATCGGTGGAGTAGAGCACGGAGTGGTGCCAAGGGCAATCGCCGAAGTCCTGCACGTTGCCTCGGTTGGCGGGGTTCACCTCGCTCTTGATCTTGTCGTAATCGAGGAACTTGGCCTCCGGGCCAATCAGCCAGTCAAGCGACATGGAGTTGGCCGACATGCCGTTGCTGAACGAGAGCACCACCATCACCGTGCCGTTCCAGAAGTGCAGGCAGTTGCCCCAAGCGTCACGCATGGGTGAGCGGCGAGGCTTGGCGAAGCCTGCTGACTGCGGAGCCTTTCGCCCCACGAAGAAGTGCGCCCCCTCATGGTAGCCCCATTCGGCCAGCGCATGGACGATGGCCGGCAGCGTGTTGCCCCACGCCTTGGCATAGGAGGGAGAGATCAGCGCACCCGTCGAGCCGGGCATGGCCCAGATGTTGCGCAAGATGAAACGGGCATCCAGCCCTTCAGACTTACCCGTCCCACGGCTGCATACCCAATACTCATCATGGGCGGCCACGGCCATGCCCATGCGCTGCATCTTGTTGAAAAACTTTTTAATCTTCTCCTGCTCCATCATCCATCGGTTCTACGTCCTGCACGTCAGCTGTCCGCTTGAAGAGCGCACGAAAGGCGGCACGCTCCCGCTCCAAATCGGGTATCGGCTTAAAGTTGTCGCCCAACAGGGTCACGTCGTCGGTCGGCTCGAAGACAGGCGGCTGCCAGCCTGTGCGGTCGTTATCCTCGTCCTCCTTGTCGGCACGGGTATATTTACCGATCTTGTCGATGTTGGCCGCTATGCCCTTGGCATCCTTCTCCTGCTCGGCGATGGCTATGCCTCGCTTCGCCGCCTCGATGATCAGGTGGCGATACCAGTTCTTAGAGCTCAGCTGGATGTTTCCCACCAGCCGCTTGATGGCTGCCACGTCTCGATAGGCCGTCGCCTGCGATACAGCCTCGCAGGTTCCCCCGCAGCCGTCCATCAGGAAGTTCACCAGCTCCCTGTCCTCGGTCAGCGGATTGTCCAACAGCTTCGATACGCAGAGCATCCAACGCTCCTTCTTGGCCAGTTCCATGGCTGTTAGATGCTGCGCTGCCTCGCTGCGTGGCTTGAACAGCACCGCCTCGATCTTGTCGTAACTGCTCTTCTCGTTCATGGCTTATGCTGTTTGGCTTGTCTCTCTAACTCTTCCAGCTCCCGCTCGTAGTCACCCAACCGCTGGCGGGATTTCTCCAGGTAGTTCAGCTTGCCGTTGCGCTCATGCCGCTCGATGGATTGCTTGTTGCGACGGATGTTCTCCTTCAGCCGCTCCATGCGGCAGGCGATGCGCATCCCTTCCACCATCGGATCCTCCGCTTGCGGCGCACGCTCGTCCAGCTCCAGCTTCACACCTCCCCGCTCCGCCCATTGATCCATCCGTGCCCAGAGCGCACGCTTGCGGTCGTAGAGCTCCACCACCTGCGCGGCGATCTCCGCCCGTCGGTCATCGGCGATGGAACGATCCTGCATCTCGGCGAACAGCGATGCGTAGAGCGGGGTGATGCGCCGGATCTCGTCGTAGTCCTTGCGCTGATCAGCGGGCAGGTCGGTGTAGCGCACGATGCGCAGCCCCGTGTAGGCAGGCTGTTCCCGCCGCTCCGGTATCATGGCAAGAACAGTTGGATCGGCGGGATCGGCCTGACTGTGGGGTGCGGGCAGCGTGAGCAGGTTGCCCCTCGATTTGGCGATTTTCCGGAGCTGATTGACCAGCACCGTGAAGTGCGCGTCGAAGGGTGGCGGTGTGGAAGCCTCCAGGAAGAAGGGCAGCATCCGCTTTCGCTCTTCCTCGCTGGCCAATGCCTTGAAAAAAGATAGACCGACGGCGTAACTGCGCCGCCGGTCATCTAACCAACCCTTTAAATCGATCATGAGTTATCTAATAACAAAAAGCTAACTGGTTTTCTATGGGGTTAAGCACCACCCGAACCGCCGCTCATGAGGGCGGCTATGTCGATGGGTGTGCCCATGACGATCATGGGCGACTCGCTGTCTGCCTCGAAGGTGAATGAGTAGCCTCGCTTGTCGGCGGGTGCCTTACCGCCATCGAAGGAGGCACTGACCGTACAGGGCAGGCCGTCTTGACCGATCAGCAACTGATGGTCATTGTTCTCGATCAACAGGTAGCCCGGCGTATTGCAGATCTGGCGGGCGAAGGCCGCCGCCTCGATGCCGTTGCCGGGGTGGAAGAACTCACCGGTGATCTTGTAACTCTTGCAGTCGGTCTCACCCTGGATGTCGGCCTTATAGCTGACGGTGGCCCTGGTGGCGTAGATAGGCGTAGGCTTATCGCCACTGTTGATGAAGGTGAATGATCCGGCCGCCGTCACGTAATCGGCCGCTTCGCTCGGAGACTCAGGGAGGGCGGGCACCTTGCTCACCGCCGACTCCGGGATGAAGGCCACACGACCCTTGTAGCCACCCATGTTCGAGGAACCGGAAGGCCAGAGCACCGGCGCGAAGCCTCCAAGCAGGAGGCATTCGCCGATGGTCTCCGGATCACTGACCGGCACCGTCAAACAGGAAGCAAGCAAGACTAACCCTAAAATCCAGAAAAAGGTATGTGAAAAACGATCTTTCATGATGCTATGCAATTAAACGGTTCATAGATGTTATGATTTCGAGTAAGCCCCACTGGTGGAAGCATCCTTGCCATCGGCTACGGTCACGCTGCCATTACTCGGCTTGGTGTAACCCTCCACCTCCTTGTAGATGATGGTCTGCGTACCCTTAGGAACGCCCAATGCCGTCTGTCCGCTGGCCATCCAGGGGCCGCTCTCGCCGATCTTCCAAGCTCCAGCAGTCGGATCATCGAGGCCGGATAAGGTGACGGTCACTGAGCCGCCCTTCACGTAATCGCCGGCCAGATCCACGCCTTGGTTGCTGCACTCGTTTACCTGGAACACCTTGCAATGCACATCCTGGAAGCGGGTGCCGTAAGCGGCCTGCAGCCAGAACTGCACGTCGTTCGGATCCTCGAAGATGTCGCGCACCTGCACGAACTGCGAGGCACGACGGGTATTCACGCCGAAATCGAGCATACCCGGCTTCACGAGGATCAGGGCGGAACCTGTGCCGTAGGCCTCGTGCGATACGGGCTGCAGCATCGGGAAGTTGGCATCGTCCTTCACAGCATCCCAGAACTCCTCGCTCGTCGGTCGCTTGAACGCCTTGGTCTTCTGGCGAAGTGCCTCTTTGCCGATCAGCTCCACGCTGGAGGAGTAGTAGAGCACCGCTCCACGCTTCAGCATCGGGTGCGCCTGACGCAGGAAGTTCACCAAGCGGTCGTAGTCGTCCACACCGTCACCGGAGCCAAACTCACCCGTCGGCACGAGGTTACGGTTGGCCATGCTGATGTCGCTCGTGGTCTTGAAATAGTCAATCCACGGGAAGAAGCCCGTGAAGGCGGTCATGGGGCTGAACTCGATGTCGTTGCGCTCGGCGAAGAAGGCGGAGAAGACCACATCCTCGGTGTGAGAGATCACCATGTTGTCGATCACCGTCTTCTCCAACGGGTGACGCTTGCTCACGTGATCCACCCGCTCGCCGGCGTTGCTGATCACACGCTTGTCTTTATAGTTCTGGATATTGTCCTTGATGCGAGAGACGGTCAGCTCCGGCTTCAATGACATCTCCACGATCTTACCGATCTCATCGGGGTAGCTGATGGAGGCACCTGCCTTGTAGGGGCCTGTGTTGCCAGCCTTGCGGCGGAAGTTCACCAGCACATCCTCGTCGCTCACCTCGATCACGTTCAGGCGCATCTGCTGGGCGAACGCCTGGAAGGTGAAGTAGGGGAGCACACGCAGCACGTTATCGTAGCTTTTCGCGTAACGCTTCAGCTCGTCAATATTGATTACTCTTTGCTCTGCCATATCACTTCAAATTAAAGAAACCTAACTCTTTCGCTTTCGCCATCGTCTCCAAGGTGCCGTGTGTGTCGGCGTAGGTCTTGATGTCCTCCGTCGCTGCTCCCGGCTCCTGTCGCACGTCTGCCTCTTCCGGCTTGCCGGCGGGTGTCTGCTTCAGTTGCTCGATCTCCGCTTTCAGGCGGGCGATCTCGTTGTCACGCTCCTGGATCTGCTGTTTCGCCTGCTCGGCCAATTGGCTGGGCAGCTCCAGACCCTCCATCAGGCTCTCCACGGTGACCTGCTCAGGCTGCTCGTCACTCCCTTGGGTGATTTGCTGCGTGAGCTTCTGCCAGTTGTCGGCGGCCTGCTTCATTGCGCTGTATGCGCTGTCGCTAACTAACTTCATATCTATTAAACATTAAAATAATTGATCACGTTTCCAAGCGAATCTATCTGGTCGATCAGTCCTAACTGCAGGGCATCATCGGCGAAGAAGAGTTTGCCGGTGGCCCATTTCGCTTGATCCTTGTCTATCTTGCCCTCCCTGGCCGTGGCGATGGAGGCGATGAACGCCTCGTTGTAGCGGTCGCAGACGGCCCGCATGGGGGCGGTGTCGCCTTGCAGTGCCTTCAGGTAGTCCTGGTTCTTGTCGGTGGAGCGGGTGGCATATACGTCGATCAGCTTAATGCCCATCTGGGCATAGTAGTCGGCGTAATCCACCAAGGTGATGTAGGTGCCCACGCTGCCCACCCGGCAGAGGGGGCTGTTGGCCACCACCGTGTCGCAGGCAGCCGCTATGCCGTAGGCGGCTGAAGCTACGAAATCGTCACAGAAGGCTACAATCGGCTTGTTGCGCAGCGAGATGGTCTGCTGCATCAAGCTGCAGGCCATGCCCTCGCCACCACCGGAGTCGATGTGCAGCACGATGCCCACGATGTTGTCGTTGGCATAGCAGCGGTGCAGCAGGTTGCTCTTGGTGAGCATACCCGATGGGCCGCAGTCTTGGTCATACTTGCTGACCGCTCCATTGATGGAGAGGATAGCGACGGATTGCTTCGGCGCATCTTCCGGAGCCCTGCATATCCCATATTCGGAGAGCTCGTAGGCATCCGCCTGCTTCACGGCGAAGCGCAGGGCGTTATCCTCCGTCAGCTCCTCCTCGGCCAAGGCGTTGCGAGGCCGCCCGAAGCTGGATGCCGGTGCGTTCAGATAGCTGGCGATGAGTGGCAGATAGTTGGCCGCATAGGCCCGATCCATCAGCCAGACACCGGATAGTATGTTATGTAGATGCAGCATGTGCTCGAAATTTTCTGCGATATTAACCCTTTACCCGTTGTTTATATAGGACTTATCAATCTGTAGCTGTCCGTCAGTCTGGTTGCCGGTCAGTTTCAACTCATAGCCGCTGAAGCCGGCTGCGTCGTCGCTGTCTATCCGCTCGATGGAGAGGCGGAGCGGGTAGGTGGGCGATCCGACCAGCAGCCATGTGCCGTCGGTCTTCTGGTAGCGGGCCACCATCTGGTGCATCCGGCGCAGCGTGCGCAGCAGGGCATCGCTCGCCAACGTGAGGGGAAGTCGGGCGGTTATATCCGCCGTATAGATCCTGCCAGCGTCAGAATCGGATGGTTTCACGCTGACAATCGGTCTGTGACCGCCTGTGGGCAGCTGTGTCCATGCCTCTCCGCTCCGCAGGGTGACGGCTGCTTGGCCGGAGGGCAGGCGGCGCACTTGCTCGATGGCGGTGGCTGCGATCAGGTCGATGCGTCGATTGAGTGAAAGTGTTGCCATGAATCTATGTTGTTTGGTTGTCGAGAGGCTAAGGTAGGCAGAGGGCGCGGTAACCGTTCGGACTTTCCGCCCGCTTCGTATGGGCACCCGCAAGTAGGCGATGGCTGCCCGATAGGATTCTTTTGGCGGTCATTGGTTTGCGTATCGGGTTCGGTCGGTTTTATCCGTGGGACAAAATGGGTAGTTTGGTGGCAGTGATTTTCTGCTGATTTAACCTTTTTTATATCGAAAGAGCAGGTATTCCCCCGCTCTTCATACCCATCAGACGATGTCCGGCCCTTCGTTCTCCTCCTCTCCACCGGATGGCTCGGTGGGCAGATCGGTTGAAGCCGTTAGGATTTTTCGGACCTCTTTACTCCCCTCGTGCGGCATCGCCAGCGGTAGTAGTTCTTGCGGATGGCATCCTCGCTGATGGCGTTGATCTTGTAGCGATCCATCCATTGATAGATGGCCTCCGTGCAGTTCTGCCCGACGATGTGCTTCTGGTAGTCGATCCAGAAGTGCGCATCCGCCCAGAAGAGGGCTTCCACCTTCTTGGAGATCTGCTTGACGGCATCCGGCGAGAGATAGTTGTAGTAGAGCGGGTTCTTCCCTTCCCTACGTTTGGGCAGGATGATGCGCAGCGTTCCCTCGTTGATGGGTGCTCCAGCGGGTCTTCGAATCATGAGGTTGAACAGCAGGTGATAGAGATCGGTCGTGTCCGGCAGGCGCACCACGCCGGGCAGGTCGGAGGGGTACTTGGCCAGCAGGTACTCCTCCAAATGGGGCTTGATATGTATAGCGATCGTGATCATGGTAAATGTTGACTCCAATTCTTTTCTAAGGTAGTGATTTTTCGCCGACCATAGTGTTAAATCGCTAAACATTTTTTTAACCGAAGAGGGCAGCCAAAAGCACTTTTTTTTCTTTTGCCAAAATGAGTGATATTTTGCGACCAACCGACCAACAGACCAACAGCGGTTGTTGATAACTTCATCAAGCAGCTTTGAAACAATGAATTAACCTGTTGAAAACTCAAAAGCGACCGACCAACAAGCGACCAACAAAACCAACGTCTGTTGACCAACACGACCAACAACCGGTCAACAGCCCCTACCAACACGACCAACAGCGACCAACAGATGACCAACAGCGACCAACAAAAATCAGCCTGACCAACAACCCCTCTTATATATATATTTATTTGAAAATGATATATTTATTTCTTTATAGGGATTCGGCTTGTTGGTCGCTGTTGGTCTGTTGGTCGTGTTGGTCACTTTTTGCGCCGAAATTTTTCTTTTCAAACCCGAAAAATCCGTTTAACACTTTCTGTTAAAAAAGGGGGTGCGGGGGATTTTCACATTATACTGCGTATGCAGTATATTTTGAGGGGAGAAAGAAATGCCTCTTGGCTCCTTTTCGGCCTCGGAGGGTGTTTTCGGAGAAATGCTTTCGGAGGGTAATTGGGTACAAAAAGAGCCGGATCCACACGTGTTGAACCCGGCTCGATGCGCCAATGGCCATTGGCGACTTGTGTTCATCGGGAGGAGATTGACTCCCGAAGCCTTTTCATATCGTTTCCGCTGCCTTCCTGATCCGGTTGGATAGGTCGATCAATGCGCCTTTCAGTTGCTCCTGCTCATCCGGCGTGAATGAGGTAGGCTTACCGTTCCCGTCACGGCCATCCATCTTGTGGTAGAGCCAAGAGCTTGACTTCCCAAAGTAGGTCCTGGACAGGTCTGCCCAGGAGATGGCTACCAGAAGATCATACAGCTTCTGCCGCATGGTCTGTTGCTCGATTTGTTGTTGTACTACTATTTGCATGATGTATGTTGTTAGATCCCCTCCCGTTTCCGGGAGGGTGAGGTTGATTAGCTAATCCGTTTCGTTCTCCGCTTCGGCCATCAGTTCATTGAAGATCTTCTCGATGTACCACCTGATCTCTGGGTATCCATTCGGATAGGATTTCTTGTAGTTCCTGATTGCCTCGATGAGATCGAACTCTTTTTCTGTTAATGATGTTTTTATCATATCTCTTTGATTTTTGAACACCACAAAGATAGTACGATTTTTCGTACTAAGCAAATATTTCTGTGTTTTTCTTCGATAAAAATGCAGCTTAATATTTTGGTAATCAAAAAGAAATGAGTATATTTGTAGTGCCTAAGATACTAACTTGGGCTACTACTTTTTCTTTGTTGGTTTCGATATAGTATGAAACGGGCGACGTTCTTCCCTTGATGGGATGGGAGCGTCGCCCGTTTGGGTTATTCATTCGGTTCTTCCTGCTGGATCACCATGCCGATGGCCCCATGCAGGTCTCTCAGCTGGTCGAAAGTGAGGTCTTGCAGGGCCTCGCCGTTCACGAA